CCTCCAGTGCAGCCGTGGCGATGTCGCGCATCTGCCAGATCATCTGCATGACCGACTCGTCCCGCACCGTGGGGATCTCGCGGAGTGCGGCTTCGAGGGTGGCGATGCGTTCGTCGCGCCGCCGGATCTCGATATCGTCGTTCCGGGCCGCGGCTTCGAGGGTGGCGATCCGTTCGTCGCGCTGGTCGATGGCGGCTCCCATCTTGCGGATCACGATTTCGGCGGGCGTCTCAGCCATCAGACGACTCCTTCGCGGCAACCAGGAGTTCCATGCCGCCTCGGTGCGTCATTGCGTCGTATCCGGCGTCGCGGAGAAGGACGGCGAGGCCCGGGAGTCCCAGCGATCCGATCCACTCCATCACGTCGTCCGCGATGTTGTACATGTAGTCGTGGGTGTAGTAGCCCGCGATGTGAGCGATGCGCTCGCGGGCGGTAGGCGACTCAGCCATCACCGCTCGAAGTTCCCCGCCGCCAGGCCGTGCGCCAGCAGCCCACGGCACAGCAGGCACGCACCGTCGAACGTCGCATCCTCACCGCGGCACACCTGCTCGCGTGCCGACCCGAGCGGTCGCCACCGCACCCGCACCACCCACAGGTTCGACCCGCCCGGCGCGTGCGGCGCGTGCACCTGCATCGTCCCCTCCACCGTCCGCACGAACTGCAGCAGACCCTCCAGCGCCTCGTGCGTGCCGGCCACGTGCGCGTTGCCGTGCTCCAGGTGCACCTCATCCACGTGCTCGGTGTCGTCGTTGGTTCCCATCCGCACACCGTACCAGCGCACCCCCCCGTTACGTGGGAGGGATCGGCGTCCCGCCGGGCAGCAGGTGCGGCCCCACGTCCAGCTGCCCCGTCGCTCGCATCGCGTTGTACGTCCGCGACATGCCCTCGAACAGCCCGACCACCGGCTCCCACCCCAGTCCGCGCAGCTTCTCCGTCGAGAGGCGCTTCACGACCGTCTGCCGCGCCGGCGCGTCCACCTCCACGATCAACGCCTCGGGGTCTTCGACGCCGGCGACCGCGCACGCCATCTCCGCGACGTGCCGCATCGTCACCGCCGCGTCGTCCCGCCCGACGTTGTAACACCCCACGCCGCGCTTCACGACGTCCGCTGCGAGGAACGCCACCTCGCCCTGCTCCAGCACCAGGCGGATGCCGCGCACCGCGTCCTCGATCCAGCACCAGCTGCGTTCCGCGCCGCGGTGCACCGGGATCGGTTGGCGGTGATGCGCCTGATACAGCATGTTCACGATCGCCGCGCGGCCCCGCCCTGGTGGGAGTCCCGGGCCGTACGGCATCGACGGGCGGATGATCTGCATCGACCCTTCCAGGTCGGGCGTCAACGCGTACAGCGCCGCGACCTCCTCACCCCACCGCTTCGACAAGCCGTACAGGTTGTGAGGGAGTTGCCACACGCCCGTCCAGTCCTCGCACCCGACCGCGACGGTGGACAGGTCGCCGTACACCTCCGACGTGGACGTGTACACCAGCCGTGGCCGGCGGAACGCAGCGGCGCAGCTGCGAGCGACCCGTGCGGTCATCAACGCGTTCGACTCGATCGTGTGCGCGATGTTGTCTTCGCCGAACAACCTGCCGACCTGCGCTGCGAGGTGCACCACCACGTCCGGGTCGAAGTGCCTGATCGCGTGGTCGAGGATCGACGACGTGCCGCCGGCGCCCTCGCTCAGCAGGTCCCCGACATGCTGGCCGTACTCGTCCACCCCGTCCGGCCCGTTCGGCGTCACGCGCAGGTCCACGCCGTGCACGTCGTGCCGATGGTCGAGCAGGTGCCTCGTCAGGTGCGTGCCGATGAACCCGGCGTCACCCGTCACCATGATCCGCATCTCGTCCTCCTAGCTCCACCGCGGCGCGCGCTGCAGCAACTCGCCGGCCGCCCACTGCTGCCACGTCGTCTGCTCTCGGAACCACTGCTCATCGTTCATCTGCTTCCGGCCGGCCTGTGCCCAGTGGTGCCGGAACGCGTACCCCGGCACCGCGACCAAGGGTATGCCCTGTGCCTGCATCGCCGAACTGAAAGCGTTGTCCGAGAAGTAGTGGATGGGTGGAATGTCGATCCAGAGCTCGGTGCGGCAGAACGGGATGCGGCTCATCGACACCGCGTTCGGCACCGAGTAGCGCGCCGCCCAGTCGCCGTGCGACTCGATCACGTCCGGCTCGCCGGCGCGCGCTGTCCAGATCAGCGCGCTCGGAGACGCGCCGAAGTCGCGCACGCACGACACCGCCGCCTCGAACCATCCGTCAAGCGGCTCCAGGTCGTCCGCCGTCATGTGCAGCCACGTCGCGCCCGCCGCCCGCGCGACCTCCGCTCCGAGGTTCCACGCCTCGCCGCACGTCGCGCGGTTGTGCTCCACCACCGCCTGCCAGCGCACGCCGGCGAGGGTGCGCATGTACGCCGCCATGCACCTGTCCAGGTGATCCTCCCGGCCCTGCACGGTGGGGATCACGACCACGACCTCAAGCCTGCTCATCGCTGCGAGGCTACCGAGCGCGTCGGTCGCGTGCGTTCGGCAGCCGCGCCGCGCCCGGCGTCGAGGTGGTGAACGACACCGCCAGGCGCTCGATGTTGTTGTAGCCGTGCGCGAGCACGTCCACCTGGTCGTCGTGCGCGCCGTGCGGGAACCGGCGTAGCTCGGGCTTGAACTCCGCGTTCCACGGCCCCACGACCAGTGTCACCTCGCCGCGCCCAGCTGCAGCCGCGACCGCCCGTGCTCGCGTCACCTTGTCGCCCGTCGGACGGATCGCGTGCACGGACGCCAACCCTTGCAGCACGTGCCGGCTGTACCTGGTGATCACCGACACGCCGGCCGAGCCTGGCTCCTGCTCGATCGCGACCGGCCCGTACCCGTCGCGCAGCGCCGTCGCCTTCACGATCTCCTCGGTCGTCGCGGGGTCTTCCCGGAACCGCACCACGTCCGTCACGTACACCTGTCCCGTCGTCCGGTCGCGGTCGATGCGGCCACCGACCGTCCAGTCCGGGTCGGGGTACTCGGGCGTCGGCTTCGAGCCGGCCAGGTCCCACACCCGCAGCCACTGATCCGACGAGTACCGCGCGATCGTCGGCCACAGGCTCGGCTCGAACATGCCGCCCGCGTCGATCGCGTCCCAGTCGCCCAGGATCAACCGCTCCCGCTCCACCTCCGTCAACTCGGCCAGCGACGTCAGGTACGCCGCCTGATCCATGTGCGGGTTCTCGGACAGGCGCGCTGGGAGGAAGATCCGCCGCTCGCGCGTCTCCTTGTCGATGTACCGCTCCTTCACCCAGTCGTGTCCCGGCCCGCCCGGGTTCGACGCGCTGCGCATCCGCAGCGGCACCTGGTCGAGCGTCATGCCGTCGGGGGCGGCGCCGGCCGGTGACCGCTCGGGACGGCGGAGCCGGCCGAACAGGTAGCGGAACTGCGTCTCGGTGAACGTCGTCAACTCGTCGAACGCGATGTACTGGTAGCTCGCGCCGCGATACCGATCCTTGTCCGTCTCGTACTGCATGTGCGCGAACGTCAGCGACGCGCCGCTCGGGAATGTCCACTGGTGGTCGCCCTGGTGGTAGCGCGCGTCGGTGCCGTCCAGCCACAGGTGCGACACCTCGATCAGCCCGCCCGCCTGGGACAGCTCGGGGAACGTGCGGCGGAACATGATCGCGGCGTACCCCGGCACGTCCACGTACTGCAGTGCGCCGGCGAGCAGGCCCCACGACTTGCCCGGCCCGGCCGCGCCGCCGTAGAACACGTCCAGCCTGTCCAGCGACAGCAGCACGCGTTGCTTCAGGGTCGGGTCGAAGTAGTCGGGCACGTACCGCAGGCGCGGCTCGCCCCAGTCGCGCAGCACCTGCTCCGCGATCCTGGTGCGCTGGCGACGCCCGAGCGACGAGAGCGGCTTCACGCCGGCGTGGTGCCGCACGTCTTGCAGTAGACGCCCGACCGGTGGAACGCGACGCGCTCGCAGCCGGCGCGGCGGCGGTGCACCTTCGGCGGTGCCATCGCCGCGGTCACGTGCTCGTCCACGAACCGCTGCAGCGACGCGCCGGGTGAGTGGTCATCCGGCAGCGCCACCAGCACGCTTCGCAGGAACTGCGACAGCGACATGCCCTCCCGGTCGGCCATCGCCTGCAGCCGCGCCCGGTGCTTCTCGTCCACGCGTACCTGGATCGTAGGCATTCGTGGGGGAACTGTACTACGCGCCGTCGTCGGACAGCAGCCCCGCCTCGTCCAGGATCGCCACCAGCTGCGACGCGCGCTGCACGTCCGGCAGCACCCGCACCGGCTCCACGTTCGCCACGTCGCCCTGCGGCAACCCCTCATCCGGCGGGCGCAGCGCCACGTCCAGCCACCGCCGATCCGCGAACGTCTGCGGGTCATACACCGCCAACAGCCTGAGCGCCGCCCGGTAGTCCGTCGTCGCTGCCTGCGACACGAGCAGCACCAGCCTGGCGATACAGTTGGCCCTAGCCGCAGGGACCGCCTCAAAGAAGTCCACGTACTTCTGGTCGTCGTCGGGAACGTCCGCCTCGTGCTCCTGTGCCACGCTCAGCGCGTCGCGGCCACGCAGCCGCCAGTTCTGGAACGTCTGGTAGGTGATGCCGTGTGCTTCGGCGGCGGTCTTGAACGGCACGCCGGCGGTGATCATCCGCATGATGCCTTCGTGGATGTCGGGGGTGAGTAGGCTAGGCCGGCCCATCGGTTGCCTCCCGGGTTGCGAGGTTGACGCGTTGTCGGCTGAGGCCGGCTGCGACGCCGATCTCGGTGGTGGAGTGGCCACCGTCGCGGGCGCGCTGCATCTCGGTGCGCAGCTGCTGGATCGCTTCCTCGAGCTCGCCTTCGAGTTGGCGGCGGCGGGCGGCGGCGTTGCGGACGCGGCTGAGTTGCGCGTCGGTGGCGAGACTCATGGTACGGGAGCGTACCGCGTACAGTGTTCGGCATGGCTGACGAGAAGCAGGTCGCGACGCCGGGTCGGGTCGTGCACTACCACCCGGCGCTGCCGGAGATCGAGGACGGGGACGAGGGGACGGAGCGCGAGTGGGCGCCGGTGGTGGGGATCGTGGTCGGCGACGCGCCCGAGGGTGGCGTGGACCTGTACCTGCTGCCGACGCGGCACGACGCGGGTGGTGTGGTGCAGGCGGTGCGCCACGACGACGACGCGCCCGAGGATGACGACCCGGACGATGAGGCGCAGCCGCGCACGCACCAGTCGGGGACGTGGGGCTGGCCGCCTCGGAGCTGACCCGGTAGGGTGTGGATCGGCACCTGCCCGCCGACCCTCGCCGTGCCCGCCGCCTTGTTCCCGTTGGCTCGTGCCGGCCACAGTGTGGGGGAGGGAACCGCAGGGGCTGCCCCGTTGAAGGTCGGCGGATAGGGGCTGCCAGCCAGACCACGAACCACGGTTCCGGGTTCACGCAGCCTTCACGATCCGGGCCGAGACTTCCGGGTTGTATGGGGGTACTATGGGTGCATGGGAACCACCACCTCCCCCGCAGAGCAGGTCCACATCCTGCTCAACCGCGCCGCGACGATCGTGCGCGCGAACCGCGACGCTGAGCTTCACAGCTCGGCGGTCGTGTGCCTGCTGGACGCGAGCGAACTGCTCCGGGCCGGCAACCTCCGCGCGGCGCTGCGCCGTGCGCTGCAGGCCGTCACGTACGTCGTCGGGGTGTTCGACCTCGACTACGTCGTGCTCCTGCGCGACGCGGACGAGGTGGCGCTGTGAGCGCCACCTACCGCGGGCCGGTGTTCGTCGCGCACTACTCGAAGCACGGCGCGGACGGCACCCTCACCGACGCCATGCATCGGCGCGTCGCTGCGCCCACCCTGCGCACCGCGCAGTCGTTCGCGAAGGCTGGACTGCCCACCGGGTGGAAGCTCGCCGGCGTCCGCGAAGCCACCACCATCGACAAGCAGGCGTGGCTCTGATGGCGCTCACCCTGCGAGAGGAAATCGCGCTCGCCGTGCAGATCGGGTTCACCGAGGCCGGCGGGAAGGTCGATGTGCGCCAGGAGGATCTGGTGCGCGGCGACATGGTCGTCGGCACCGTCACCGTGCTCGACGTGGACGGGTTCGACGATCCGATCGTGGTGTACCCGGACGACGTGATCGTGCCGGACTGCTTCGGAGCGATCGCGGACGCGATCAAGCTCGACGTGCGGTGCATCCTGGCCGACCTGGAAGACGCGGCGTTCACGCCCCCCGAGGAACCGTGGGACTGATGCCCCGCCGGAAGAACCTCACGCCGCAGGAGGCCGAGCAGGTGCTGAACGAGCACGCCGCCCGCCGGCCGACCCGGCCGGCCGAGCTTCGGCTGCTGAGCGTGTCGCACGAGCAGGACGGGTACGTGTGGCTGATGCTGCACACCCTCCCCACCGGCGACGCGCCGCACGAGACGACGCACGTGGCGATCAGCCGGCGCGACGCGAAGTCCGCGCTCACCAACCTCGCGGCGATCCTGTGCTCGCTGATCGACGACGCGCCGGCGCCATGAACAAGCTCCACCACACTCCGAGGAAGGGAACCCGGATGAACAACGCTCCGACCGTCGGGACGCGCGTGCGGCTGGTCAGCTGCAGCGACCCGTACACCACCCTGCCGCGCGGCACGTACGGCACCGTGCGGTTCATCGACGACGTGGGCACCGTGCACGTCGCGTGGGACAACGGCGCGACGCTCGGGATGGTGCGCGGCTACGACCGCTTCGAGGTCGTGCGCGATGCCTGAGTCCGAGCGCGCT